CCACACCGGTAATCGCAGTTAATGCTTTGTGCGTAAAGTGTACGAGCATTGCAAGTTTGGGCGCTCATCAACGCATAACCGTAATCGGAGCCGTTGGGTCTGCTGCATCTCTGACCGATGGACCTGGCGTGACTGATGTAAATATGTCAGGACTTGCAGGAAACATGGTGATCCTAGGAGGCGAAACCGCAGCCGGCGCTAATACGGTTGGAACGATTGGTATGTTGGGTGATGATGCGACACAGGCTGCAACGATTACCGCAACCGCTCACATATTTTATTATCCAATGAGTGAAGGCGCATACGCGGCAGCGAAGTTGTAAACAATGGCAGATACCGTTGAAGTTGTTGTCAAAAACTTTTCGGGCTTATCGTCCGAAACAAAACCGACAATCGCCGCCGGGAATGAAGTTCCGAATGGTTCCCGGTGGCGTGAAGTCGATACCGGCATCATATACCATTTTAACTTTGCTGACGATGCCTGGTATGCAGAGGGAGAAACCAATTATTGTCGCGTAAAACCGTATTTATACGTTAGCGATAATATAAAATATATTTGCAAGAATACAGACATTGACGCAAATGATACCGATACCGATTGGGTAATCTGGAAATATTCAGACGCAGAAGTGCCGGAAAAAGAAGGGCCGAGAACGGGTGCGGTAACTAATGCCGGGGTGATTGATGCACTCAGTTGGAATATATAAAACAGGAGAAATAAAATGACTGTATTATCAGACTTAAATGAATAGAGGAAAATTATGGCACAGGCACTTTTAATAAAAACAGCAAACACCACCCTTAAAACAGTTGGCGATATAATCCCCGGCGGAATATTTGAGGACACCCATAAATTCACCGAGAATGAATTACTGGAATATAGCGTGGCTAAAATAGCTGGTACACGCAAAGAAGTAATAGAAAAACTATGGGCTATCAGAGCAAAAATTGAAACCGCCTATAAGGCTTGTGATGCTTTATGGTCAAGAACTCCACCGGAAGAAAAAGAGGTTTGGCTGGATACTGATGAGAAGTGGTATTTTTTAGAGATAGCACCAAAGTATAAGTACTCAATGGCTTTGCTTTCAATAGAGGAAAAAACTATTTTAGAAACAGCTACAACAGGACTTGAACGAGATACTATCTATCAAAAAATGATAGTTAATCCTGGAGTTTGGAATAGAGATAATGCTGTGGAAGCAGCAGACTTAAATAGCGCAGTGATGGCGGAATTGTAAATGGCAGACGTATTTTCAGCTATAATTCTCGACAGCGATTATTGGGATGGGACTGAATCTTGGGCAGGAGAAGTTTCTGAAGCTGCACGAGATAGCAAATATTCCACTCGTAATTATTCGTCTTTATCTGCTTGGGAGTCTGCCAGAGATGGTGTGGCCCTTGCTGCTGATGATGAATATGCTAATGTTTTTGGGCCTTGGGTAAGTCATGATACAGGAGAGATAGCCTTTGTTGGTTGGACAAATAAGCCTGCTAACATAATACTTCAGACTATTGGCGATGATGCAAGAAGTCAAGATGGCAAGTTTGATTCTAATAGTTGTTACGTTCTTGAAAATGATAGTGCATTAAGAAATATTGATATTGGTGAAGCAGGCTTTACTATTAGTATTGTTGGTATACAATTTGAGGCAACTAGTACATCAGCAGATGCCGCTATCTGGATGGACCACGATTGTACTGTTTCGATTGATAAATGTTATTTTTATGAGAACGGGGATCAAGGCGGAAGAGGTTTAAGACCGCTTGCAAATGTAACATTAACTGTTACCAACTCTATTTTTGTAGACTTCAGTGAAACAATAAAGGGCAATGCTGGCACAGGTTCAGGTAAGATATATAATTGTACATTAACAGGAGCTTCCGGTGATTGTATAGAAGATGATGGGGGCACATGGACAGTTAAAAACTGCGCTTTATTTGATAATAATGATGATTTTCAAGATCCCAATACTCTTGACTCTAATGCCTCAGACCAAGGTTCAGGAGAAGGAACGAACGGTCTTGATATATCAAGTACATGGAATACGACTTGTTTCACAAATCAAGCCGCTGGTGATTACTCGATTGAATCAGACAGCCCATTAAAAGACGCTTCTGATATTAGTCAAGCAGATGACGCTAATGTTCCGAGTGATGATATTATTGGAACAGCAAGAAATACAGGGGCAGGGCAAACGGTTAGTATTGGAGCTTTTGAGTATCAGGCAGCAGGAGGAGGATTATCAATACCAGTAGCAATGCACCACCTAACTAAAAATATGGGGAATTAATTATGCAACTTTTAAAAGCAAACACAGCGGTAGATGTATTAATCGGGCCTTTCCTGGATAGTACCGATGGTAATACTACGGAAGAAGCTCTTACTATAGAGGATGAGCATGTTCTACTTTCAAAGAATGGGCAGGCTTTGGCAGCAAAGAATGATGCAAATGATGCCGGGCATGATGATTTAGGTTACTATAATTGTCCGTTAAATACTACGGATACTAATACTGAGGGAACTCTTGATATTTGTGTTCATATGTCAGGCGCTCTTGCGGTTCGACATCAGTTTATGGTTATTGCGGAAGCGGCTTGGGATTCTCTTTGTGCAGCAAAAGATACCGGCTATATGGATGTTAATGTCAAAGCGGTAAGTGAAGACACCGCTGCTGCTGATAACCTTGAGAGTGCTTGCGATAATTACTCAGTAACAAGAGGTCTTACCGGAACAGCCTTGCCGGCTGCTGCGGCTGACGCTGCTGGCGGTGTTCCAATTTCAGATGATGGTGGGGTTGATTTAGATGAACTGTATGACTCTATTGTCACAGACGCTGCTGGAGTGGGTATCGCAGCAGATATTATAGCTTTAAAAGCGGAGACGGCAACCATAGTAGCTGACACAAATGAACTTCAGGCCGATGATGTACCTGGTCTTATCGGCGCATTAAATAATGTAAGCACGGCCGAAGTCAACGCTGAGGTAGATACGGCACTTTCAGACATTCATCTGGATCACTTACTTGCGGCTGATTATGACCCGACCAGTAAGCCCGGTGTAGCAACGGCACTATTAAATGAACTTGTGGAAAATGATGCTGGGGTGTCAAGGTTTACCGAAAACGCTTTAGAGGAAGCCCCCACGGGTGGGTCAGCCCCAACCGCAGCGGAGATTGTTGACGAGTGGGAAACGCAATCGCAGGCAGATCCGACAGGTTTTCATGTTAATGTAAAAGAAGTGAATGGAACTGCTCAAACTGCAAACGACAATGGAGCTGATATAAATGAAATACTTACCGACACCGGCAGCACCCTTGACACGTTGATAAAAGATATTCCGACAGTCGCGGAGTTTGAAGCAAGAAGTATAGTATCGGCCGATTATGTGGTAGTGGGAGATACAATAGCCGGTGTGACAACCGTTGGAACTTGCACAACGAATACCGATATGCGTGGAACCGATAATGCGGCGACCGAAGCGAAGCAAGATATAATGGACACCAATGTTGATCAGATCGAAACAGCTGTAATAACTAATGCTGCCGGAGTTGACATTGCCGCTGATATTATCGCCATGAAAGCAGAAACCGCGCTTATAGTTGCTGATACCAACGAGCTCCAAACCGATGACATTCCGGGAACCTTGTCAACGATAGAAGGCAAGATTGATACAATCGATACCAATGTGGATGCCGTTTTGGTTGATACTGGAACCACTTTACAAGCCGAGCTTGATGGTATCCAAGCTGATACCGAGGATCTACAAACCCAAATTGGCGCGGCTGGTGCTGGATTATCTGCGATTCCTTGGAACGCGGCGTGGGATGCAGAGGTGCAAAGTGAATGTACCGATGCACTCAATGCTTACGACCCCCCGACCGATGCTGAAATGGAAGCAGCCTTCACCGAGATAAAAGGTGCAACGTGGGCGGCAGGTACGGATACGCTTGAACACATCAGAAATAAGCAGACCGACATAGAAACGGATACGGCCGAAATCGGTGCTGCTGGTGCTGGCCTAAGTGCTGTGCCGTGGAACGCTTCTTGGGATGCAGAAGTCCAAAGCGAGTGTAATGATGCTCTAGTCGCCCAAAAACTCGATCATCTTGTAGCAGTAGCCGACGCGGACGATGTCGTGAATGATTCAATCGTAGCGAAATTAGCTGCATCCGATGGTGATTGGAGCGGGTTCGATAAGGCAACGGAATCACTTGAGGCAATACGAGATCGAGGCGATGTTGATTGGTCGGCTGGTGCCGCCGCAAATCCAAATATGCTTTTAGAAGCTGAAGTCGCGGTTGTAAATAGTCAAACAGAGTTCACCCTTGCTACCGGATCGGATGTGGATGATACATACAACGACCAAGCGATTGTACTCTATGATGACACAAATAGTGATTACCCATCTATCAGGGTTATTGAGAACTATGTTGGAGCAACAAAAACCGTAACGATTGATAGTGGTGCCGATTTTACCCTAGGGGCAGATGATAGCGTTAAAATATTTGTTACTGCGCCTGGTACCGCAGCACCGACCGCCGCCGCAATCGTTAATGAATGGGAAACTCAAAGTCAGGCAGATCCGACAGGTTTTCATGTTAATGTAAAAGAAGTGAATGGAACTGCTCAAACTGCAAACGACAACGGAGCCGACATTAATGCAATATTGGTTGATACCGCCGATATGCAACCGAGGGTTGCAGCCATTGAAACTGATACAAATGAATTACAGACCGATAACACGCCGGGTGCATTGGCTACAATCGAAGGAAAGATAGATACCATTGACGGAATAGTTGATAACATTATCACAGATACCGGAACTACTCTTGATACACTGATAAAAGACGTTCCGACAACGGCAGAATTTGAAGCAAGAACTCTACCATCTGCTGACTATGTGGTTGTAGGGGATACCATAGCCGGTGTTACTACCGTGGGAACCTGTACAACGAACACTGATATGCGTGGAACCGACAACGCGGCCACGGAAGCGAAGCAAGATATAATTGATACCAATGTAGATCAGATAGAAACTGCAGTAATAACCAATGCTGCTGGTGTTGATGTAGCAGCAGACATTATCGCTTTAAAAGCGGTGGTTGATGCTTTGGAAAATATATCAACGGCAGATGTAAACGCCGAGGTTGTAGACGGTTTGGCAACCGACACATACGCGGAACCGGCAACGGGTGCGCCGCCCGCCACGGCCAGCATTGAGGAAAAACTGAGTTGGCTTTACACCTACTTTAGAAATAAAACATTAACGACCGCGACCTTGCTTACGGTAAGGGATAACGCAGACGGAAGTGATATTTGTAAATCGACGCTCAGTGATGACGGAACCACGTTTACGAAAGCGGAGTTTGTAAGTGGCTAATCTGGACACTCATAATAAGCGCAGGGGTGGCACCGGCAAGCTGTTTTTCCCAATGCCGAGTGTGGCTGATGGCACGATAGGCGCATCTGACAGGTATCAGGCGGTTGGAATTTATGGAGGCAATACCGGTATTGCTGTTGGATGGGTGGCTGCAACCGTGAAGGGCATTGATTATGCAACTGGCGATCACTTGCATTTCGATGGATACCGTAACGGTGATATGGGGCGCGGGTTCAATGTTTTAACAGGGCAACGATTTAACAATATTATTTTCACAACCACGAATGTAATTTTAAGATATGGCGAATCTTGATACAGCGAACAAGCGCAGAGGTGGAACGTCAAAGCTATTTTTGCAGATTACGAACGTGCCTGATGGAACGATTGATGCTGAAAATAGGCGGGTGTTCACCGGTATTTATTATATAGCACTTGTATCAATGGCTGTATCAGTTGACAGAACAAGAACAATCGGAAGCAGGACACGAAGTCGCGGTATTGGAAGTATGAGCCGAACGAAAACAGGTGGAGCAACAGACAGAAGCGGTGGGATTGGATCAAATCCACGAATAAGATATATTGGGGATAGTTAAATGGCGACAACCTTTTTAAAAGACCCTGGCGCGATATTGAATTATACAGAGGATTGGGAAGACGATCTTGGCGTTGATACAATCGCAAGCGTTGTCTGGACGGTGCCGACCGGAATTACAAAAGATTCTCAAAGTAATACGAATACGACAGCGAGTATTGTTTTATCCGGTGGAACGGCAATGAATACATATTATGTCGGTTGTCAGATAACCACGGCGGCTGGATTAGTTGATGAACGAATGTTAATTTTTAAATGCTTGGATAGATAATATGGAAACCGTATTAGATACAGGGCCGGATTGTTGGCCGGTGTTATTGCCTGAAATAAAACTTCACTTAAATATCGAAGAAACATTCACGGATGATGATTTTTATCTTGTGTCTTTGATTGAAGTGGCAAGCCGGAATGCGGAGCAAATAACGCAACGAAAATTAATAGATCAGACTTGGCTCGCCTACATGAATGAATGGCCGAGTGGTGATGCTATTTATTTACCGTTTGGTTCTTTGGGGTCTGTCACATCTGTCAAATACTATGAAACGGATGACAGCGAAAATACGATGAGCAATACCGAATACGGAGTCGATACCGATTCAACCGTGGGGCGCATTGTGTTAGATTATGGCGAATCATGGCCGACCGAAACATTGCGCCCGTTAAATCCGATTAAGATTGAATTTGTTTGTGGATACGGTGCTGCGGGTGCAAATGTGCCTGATCCTATTATTCAAGCGATAAAAATTGATGTTGCCGATATGTTTTGGCGGCGGTCGAGCGAAACGCAAGGGCCGCGGTTGAAAACGATTGAAAACCTGTTGCGCCGGTATCGAATAGAAATAAGACCGGAGTGGTTGTAATGATTGCTGACGATTTAAAAAAAGTAATAACGATAGAGGAATATGCAAACACCACTGACGGCATGGGCGGCTTTACGAAAGTGTGGTCAACGGTAACGGGTCTGGGTTCTTTACGAGCCGCGATTTGGCCGATAAGCGCAAGGGAGCGAATTGAGAATCAGCAGATAGAGCATGAAATAACGCACAGGGTAAGATGCTGGTACAGGTCGGGCATTGAGCCTGAGAACCGGGTCAAGTGGGTGTATGCCGGCACCACTCGTTATTTTAAAATACAATCAATTATAAACGTTGATGAGGGCAACAGATATATTGATATGATCTGCGAGGAAATTGATGAGTAATCCAATCAGATTAGAAGTGACAAGTTTTGAGGACAAAAAGGGAGAGCAGCACGAATACACAAACAGGGTTGAAGCTGTACTTGACGGTGTTTCAAAACAGGGCGCACAGATGGTTTTAAGAGATACAATAGCACTAGTGCCGCGTGGTGGCAAATGGCCGAATGAAGCAGGGCCGCTTGCAGATGAAATAAGAATAGAACAAGGTAAATTCGGGAGTATGGATTATTATATTAGAGCGCAGGGGCCAGATAACTATTCAAGATATTATGCCAGCTTTGTTGAACTTGGTACGAAAGCACATGGCGAAAAGCAACCGTATTTAAGACCGGCGCTTGAAAAGAACAGAAAAAAAATAGCGCACATGGCTCAGAGAGCATTAAGATGAAAAACCTATTAACCGCTATATACACAAGATTCACAACCGGCCCGCCAACTATTTATACGAACCTTGGCGGCAAGATGTATTTAGCAGAAGCACCCCAGGATACGGCAATGCCGTATTGCGTATATGATTTAATATCTGATGTTCCTGAGTATCATTTCGGTTTTCAGCATGAATCTGTTTTAATTCAATTTTCGATTTATACGGATGATAGTAGTGCCACGAATGTTATGACATACGGGACAAATTTAAAAGCGTTATACGATAATTGCAGCATGACGGTTACGGGTTACACTCATATTGATTTTAACAGAGATCAGTCGGACCGATTGCTGAGAGACCCAGAAGGCGAGACATGGCAATGGTCTGTTGATTATACGGTATTGTTAAGCAAATGACACCGCCTATTGAGCTATGGGTAAAAGCGATGGAGTTAAAAGGCAAAGTGCTTGACGTTGGCAGTATGGACATCAACGGGTGCGTTAGAGACTATTGCGAGGATTATGTAGGGGTAGATATGCGTCAGGGTCGGAACGTGGACATACAAGCGCTTGGGGCGGCTTTACCGTTCAAGGATGAGTTCTTTGACCATGTTTGCTGTCTGGAAATGCTTGAGCATGATGCCTATCCGTTTAAAACGGTAAAGGAATTGCGAAGGGTATTAAAGACCGGGGGGTTGCTGGTAATGACAGCCAGGGGCATAAACTTTCCACCGCACGATCACCCTAACGATTACTGGCGTTTTACGATGGAAGGGTTGCGAGTATTATGCGAGGGTATGTGGCCGGTTGAAACGCACGAAGAAAAAAATCACGTGGGGGTATGGGTGAGGGCGCAAAAACAATGAGAAAAATATCAATCATAATTCCGGTGATACATTTAGATAAGATTGAAAAATGCGTTGAATTGGCTCGTAAGAATACCGGCATCAAGGATGAGCAATACGATATAATTATCGAGCAAGATGTTGACCGAATTGGTTGCCCTGAAATGGTCAAGCGCATGGTGGATAAAACAGAGAATGATTTAATTTGTTTTATCGGGGACGATGCTTTCCCGCAGGAGAATTTTTTACTTGAAGCGATAAAGGCAATGCTTCAGTTACCCGATGGTTGGGGTCTGGTCGGGTTCAATGATTTATCGGGGCGGCAACTTCCGACTCATTGGTTGGCTGACAGGCGGTTGTTATCGTTAATTGATAACGAGTTTTTCAGCACGGCATACGGGCATTGGTATTGCGACAATGAATTGTGCGATAGGGCAGTTGAAGAAGGTCGTTATATATTTGCCGCCGATGCAATCGTTAAGCACGACCATGAACACATAGATGTTGAAAATAACAAAACGCTTGATAGCTGGGATGAGGTCGTGGAGTCACCGGAGTTTCAAGCAGACGAGCAACTTTACTATGAGCGCAAGCGCAAGCGCATGGAATCATGGCCGACAAAGATTGGAATTGGATTGCCGATACTGGATGAAAAAATCCATCTTCAATTCTTTCTGACATTTCTTGGAATGCGGAAACCGTCTTACACTTTATTTACGCCTGAGTTTCCGGTAGGGCGCATGACAGAGAATATCGCAACCGCAAGAAACTCAATCGTTAATCAGGCATTATCGGAAAAAGTAACTCATTTAATATTCTGCGATACGGACCAAGTATATCCAGAAGATTGCATTGAAAAATTATTATCTCACGATAAGGACATTGTCGGTGTAAGGGTACATAGACGATGGCCGCCGTTTGAGCCGATTATGAACAGGGGCGAGATTGGAAAATTACGGCACGTTAGCGATGAGGAGGTGTTCAGTGGTGATTTAATCGAAGTGGATTCAACCGGGTTCGGTTGTATGCTAATAAGAACTCACGTTTTAGGGCAGTTGCCCTTCCCCTGGTTTGAATTAAAAGCGGGTGAAAACAAACAGCCGGTGGGAGAAGATATTAGGTTCTGCGTGGATGCAAAAGAAGCTGGCTTTAACATATACATTGATACGAGCATAGAGGTTGGTCATTTAACAACCACAATTATTAACCGGCCCTTTTACGAGCTATACAAAAAAATAAAGGGCTACGAGTGGAAGGAGAAGGAAAATGACAGTATTCAGCGGGAAAGATTGTAAAGTCACCATCGGTGCCGCCACGGTGGTTGGCATGGGTGCATGGTCCATTGCGGGCATAACGTCAGAACAAATAGACAGTTCAAGTTTCGGCACGACTTGGAAAACCTTTGAATGGGGAATGAAGGATGGAGGAACAATTTCGTTTTCGGGGTTCGCGGATCCTGGGGATACGACTGGTCAGGAGGAATTAATTCAGGCGCAGATTGAGGCTACGGACCTGACAGATGTGCGGTTCTATATCAACTCTACTTCTTATTATACTTGCAACGCAACAACTGGCTACCTCTCGCCTTCCACAACGACTGGAAACGATACGCCGATTTCTGTTTTAAATATCACGAGCCACGATATTTCCGCAGATAAGAGTGGCCTAGTTGCGATTTCATTCACCGGCAAAGCGTCCGGACCATTGGTGCTAATCTAAAAAAAAGAAGGGGGGAATATGGCAGTTTTCGATTTAGAGAACTTAAATGAGGGGGCGTGGTTTCCGTATGGAGATGACGCAAAGGTAAAACTGCGTGCAGTGCCGCAAGGCGTGATTCAGCAGATCAGAGAAAAGTATGTAAAAATCGTTGTTGATTATAAGAAGAAAAAATACGGTGATTATCAACGGTTTAAGGAACCGGAAGTCAATCCAGATGATTATTTGAAAATCAGAGAGGAAACGATTGATTATACCATTCAGGATTGGACAGGTTTTGTTGACAAGGCAGGAAAAAAAATTACCTGCACTAAAAAAACCAAAGTAAAATTAATGAATGGTTCACCTCAGTTTTCAACTTTTGTTGAAGAATGTACGCAGCAGCTTGACCGGGACGCAATAGAAGATAAGGAAGCAGCGGAAAAAAACTAATCGAGTACTGCTTGAGGGCCGCCGAAAAACCTGATTGCAGTACTTGCCGAAAGACATGGGCGTTGTATGGAAAAGAACCTGATTGCAGTGTTTGCATTGTACCACTAAGAGCAGATAATCAGGAAGCTATGATCGTGTTTAACACTACAATGGGGATAAAGAACTTGGGGCTTGAGTCTATTTTTGAAGTTATGAAACTGCTTAAAATCAAAAACAGGTTTTCGGTAGTAAAGGCCGCGATTAGCGTGGCTGCGGAATTCAAAGATAAAGAAAAATTGGAGCAGCAAAAAAATGGCTAGCCTTGCGACCGCATATACACGGATATTAATGTCAACTAAGGAACTTAAAAAGGGCATTAGAAAAGCCGTTAATATGACAGACGAAGGCGCGACAAAAATGGCGAAGTCTTTCGGGCGTGCAACCAGATCGGTTGCCACCTTGCAAAATGCTATTTTAGGGGGTGCTGGTGCAGCGGGGTTGGTATATGCACTAAAGGGTGCTATTGGTGCAGCGAGTGATCTTGAGGAAGCCACCGGTAAATTTTCAGTAGTTTTCAAGGGATTAGAAGGTGACGCGGAAAGATGGTCGACCGAATTAGTTGATAGTTATGGATTATCGGAAAGAGCAGCAAAAGAATACCTGTCATCCATGCAGGATCTATTAAAACCGATGGGGATGGTTGCTGGCGAAGCTGGCAAGATGTCAGACGCGGCCGTAAAGCTGGCGGTAGACTTAGGCAGTTTTAATAACTTAAAAACAGCAGATGTGATGCGTGATATAAGGTCGGCTATGGTCGGCCAATACGAGCCAATGTTAAAATATGGTGCTGTATTAAAAGCGTCAACCGTGGCTCAAAAGGCACTAGAAATGGGCCTTGCATCTACTAAAAAAGAATTAACCGCAGCAGATAAGGCAATGGCAGCATTTCAGTTAATAACCGCAGCATCAGCAGATGCGATGGGCGACCATGCCAGAACGTCTGACGGTTATGCGAACAGTATGAAGATATTGGATGGTCGATTAGAGGATTTAAAAGCAACAATCGGTAGAATACTATTGCCGGAAGTAACAAAAATAGTTCAAGAAATGGCGAAATGGGTTAAAGCAAATGACGATTTATTAAAACAAGATATACCAAGGTATATTAAAGCGGTTGGAACTGCTGCAAGTGTGACAGTTAAATTTATAAAGGATTTAGTTGACGGCTTTTATAGATTTCTTAAAATTGCAGAAAATATGTATATTTTAGTTGAAGCATCGAGAGGAAGTGCTGATGCGATAAAAGAATTATGGAAACGTATGGGGGAAGGAAAGGACATATCAAGCCTATTGAGCCAAGAGTTAAATGGTATGCTGGGGATTTTTTCTGGTTCCGGTGCTTCCGGTGGGTCAGGTTTAATAGATAATTGGTTATATTTAAGTAGGGTGGTTGATGGTTATGCAACGGTAGTACCAAAAGCAACGAAGGGAACCAAAGATTTAGGAAATGAAATAATTAAATTTGGCAAGGCCAGCGATAAATCGTTAAAACTTGCTAAAAAAAATATGGATGAGTTCGCAAAAAGCGTTCAAGATAATATCGAAGATATAACAAACAATATTGATGAATATGCGGATTCATGGATGCGAGCCGGAGAATCATCTGTATATTATGCTTCTGATATTATTGAAGCCAATGAAGTTATTAATCGTTTAACAAGAGAACAAGCCAAAGCACAAAGGGAAGCATTTCTTGCAAGCGGTGACTTTTTTGGTGGTATGAAATTAGGCTGGCAAGAAGTATTAGCGGCACAGGTCAAATGGGCTGAACAGGGAATGATACTGGTCAAAGAGTTTGCCGCCATGACAGAATATGCTATGGGCGAATCCATGTTCAGCGCAATCAAGGGCGATTGGGAAGGTATGCGTGATGCATGGAAACAGTTGCTTGACGATATGCTTAGAATGGTAACGAACATTGTTGCGAAAATGATTATTGAGTTTGCCAAGGCAAGGTTATTCGGTGGTGCAAGCAGCTTGTTTGGTGGCGGTGGGATCAGTCTTGGTGGTGGGGGCGTGGGTAGTTTATTCGGTGGTGGTGCCAGCATTGGTGCAGGAACGGGCGCAACCGCAATCGGGGCGGGTGGCACAAGCATTGCCGCCGGTGGTGTTGCTGGCATGAATCCTGCGGGTGCTGGGTTGGGCGGTGCTGGGGTAGGAAGTGGTGGTGCTGGATTTGCTGGCATTGGATCTTACGCTGGCCCTGCGTTTGCTGCGTTCGTAGTGGCTGGGGTTGTTTCCGGTATCTATGGGATGCTTAAAATAGATAAGGATAAACAATCAACCAATTTGCTGGCAGAAGCAAGAAAACAATTTTCTAAAGACTCAGAGGAGTTTATACTACTTACTGAAGAAATAAGGAAATCCCAAGAACAAGTATTACATGGTCAGGCGGCGACAGACCTTGCAAAAATTGCGGAGAGTTATGACTTTGGTCAGGAAGGGGCTTACGGAAAGACTCTTGATTCAATTATGGGGCAGTTACGTGGGACGCTTGGTGTTACTGGTGGCGATAATGAAATCGTGGTCGATATTGTAACGAACCTTGTTGATAATGCGTCCGTTACTTTAGAGCAGAAAATGGAAGCATTGGGGATGGTCGGCACTACCGGTGGATGGACGTCTGATGCTACCATTTCTATGATTGCTGAGATGATTGATACGGGAATCCCCTGGAATAAGATAAACGATAAACTGGCTCAATATGGGGTTGAAGATGATGACATTATAAAAGAAATTATTGGACACTATACCGATGAGGGTATGACCCTTGAGGCTTTACAATATATGTTGAAAGAATCAGGAGTGCCGGAAAAATTACTTAGAACAATTAATGCTACGGTTGATCCTGTTGTCGCTGATAGAGGGAGTTTTAATAATTTTCAGATGGGATACAGCGGCCCAGATCATCTGGATGTTTTTGTTCATGAGGCCTATGCAACCGGCGGTACACCGAGCCCCGGCACGCTTGCATGGGTGGGCGAGCAGGGGCCTGAGTTAGCATATTTTCCACGAGGTGGCAGGGTATTCAGCAATACCGAATCAATGGCAATGGCAAACAATGCCGGCGGCGGTTCAACCGGTCCGGTTCATATTCATTTGGAAATTGGTGGTAAAGAAGTTGATACTTATATCGTTAATTTATCAGAACAAAGCAGGAACAGGGCGGAACGAGCTTATGAGGCCGGAATGCCACGATCAAGGATGCTGTAAATGTTATTGGTAGAACTCACGATTAATGATGTGGTTAATTATATCAGCGATGAGCCACGTTCATTGACAAGAGATTGGGAAGCGGCAATATTCAGTTTCGGTAATCCACAGATGACATTACCGACAGATTATGGTGGCTATTGTCGAATGATTCTTGGTGATATTGCCCTGAAGCCCTCCCTGTTTACAAGTGATTGGCCGCCGCCTAAAACCTGTGCAATTAAGGTAAAACATTCTGCTACTACTGAAGGCGAAGCGACTGTTGTTTATGAAGGGACCGCATCGCGACGAAGTTTTGATGCCGAGGAAGTGGTTTATACTTTAAAAGAGCCGGACTATGATGAGACCGTTGCTGATGCAACATCTTATGGTGGCAGTGATGATTTAGACGACTCGATTGGAGCAATTCTTACAGGGATAGCCGAGATTGATATTTTAAATACAGACAATGCCAGAGCATCTTCTCCCATCGTTAATCATACTGTTTCAGGCGATACACTAAGTATAGAACTTGCATCTACAATGGCTGCATTTTACGGTCATATGTTTTATATATCTGGTAATGTGGCCTACTTAATTGATATGCTATTATTTAATGGTACAAGCACGCTCAACGAGTTTCAATATTTCCCGCCTGTTTATTGGGATAAAGAACCGGTGGCAAGCGTAAAGGAAACAACTACCACAAATGATTATACTCGTTTTTCAGCCTATCCGCACGGGCGCAGAATGGAAGTAGCATCCTATAATTCAGATACGGAAGTCAAAAACAATGCGGCCTTAGATAATATAATCACGCTGGAAAATAGAAGCCGCTGCACGGTTGAAATTCCCATGTCAGTAAATATACCATCACCGGGAGAGAAAATTACATTCACGGATACGAGAGTTGAAGTCAGTACGGACATTGAATTATATGCCCGAACATTTAGATTTGATCTTCAAAAAAGTTTTGTTGGAATAGAAGGAGATGCGGTTATTACCGCTACATAAAAATGAAATTTATTGCGCCAAGCAAAACATCTACAATAACAATGTCGAACGAGGATAGCGACTTTCCGGCTGAAAACGTATTGACTTCTTATGTTAAACAAAAGGCAAAATCAACGACTTCCGAAACGACATTTAATGCGCAAGTATACGCAGGCGCAGGCGGTGCAATTGGTATCTTTGGAACTAATGCTCTGACTGTGACCGCCTACTATTCCGGTGGTATTGATGTTGCCTGGGATACCGGTATTAGTTGGGATTCTGGCATCTCTTGGGAAGAAGATGCGTTCTTTGATTTGGTCGGCACATATTCTCCAGTATTATATAATTATTTACAAGGGAGCGAGGGGCGATTGTGGATTGATTTACCCACGGATTGGATAACAGGTTCATTCGGATTAAAAATGTTGTTCACTTGTCCTGATTCGGAGGTAGTTGAGGTCGGTATAATTTACATCGGGCCACGGCATGAGTATCGCAATCCATTGCTGGGTGTTGGAACGGGTGTCGTTGATTATTCTCAAGAGAGAGAACTTAACTCGCCTGGTGCAATCTATGTTGATGACAAGGATCAGGTCAGGACATGGGCGGTTAATTTTGCAGCAGAATATGAACCAGCTATTGGAACAGCTAAACTGCCGACCGTTGGGTTTTATCAATTTATTTATGACATAGTATCAGATGTTCAACTCAATCCGTTTCCTTGCTGGTTTATAGATGATGATTACCGGCATTTTGCTTTTTGTAGATTTCAAAAAAACCGAATGCCAAGAGGTCGCATGGGTGGGATGATAAATTATGGCGAGTATTCAATCGAATTAATTGAGGTGGTATAATGGCAACAGCATATTGGAAAACGGCACTTGTTGGCGGGACAGGCAGTTCATTGGATGGTATTGCACATGGGGATATGGTTGCAAACGATTTCTGTTTTGTAAATTATTTGCGCAATTTACTGTATTATGTTTGCGAAGATAGTGGAGATAGTGAAGATTCACCGTGGGTTATTGAGCCGGACGATGCAGGAGCAGGAACTTTGCGATGGCATTTATATCCTGCAGGTTATGAAAAATTAGGACTTTGGAAACGTGGCCGATTATTGAGGGCTGGAAATACGACTGTCTACATTCATCAGGGCGGGTATAATCTGGCTGGTAGGGGTTGGGTAGAATGGGACACCACCTTAACGTACACGGTAACGACTCTTTCAAATGGTGCCTTCAGTTATATTTATATTGATTATTCAGATATTGCTGAATCACGAATATTAGATGCAAATGACTTTGTTGATAGTCTAACTGCCCCAACGTGGTCAGCAGCCGGTGGCTGGTATAACGGCTCAGACCGTTGCATTGGTGCCGTTTTTGCAGACGCATCAAATTATGTGACACCATTCACGCAAGCTGGTGACCTTGTTCTGTGGGTTGATGAAAGTCCCGAAGCAGCCAGCGTACTGACATCATTTACATCTATTAGTTTGCAAGTGCCTAATTTTGTTACATCTGCCTTGGTAGGAACTACTGTTGTTGACACGGGCGCAAATACGTTATTTTGCAGACGTTATGGGAGTGGTGCATCAACCGGTCGGGAGTTAAATGTTGTAGATACTGGCTCAACTGTATGCAAGAATATAAGCAGGGTTGAGATGGCACCGGGATTTAATTACATTGACCTTAAACTTGCAAATGCTGCCTCATCATGTTTGGTTGATACACACGGATATTATTTACCCGAAGCAATGTAGGAGGAATAATGGCAAGGCAAAGATTTTTAATATATGATGACACAACGCCGTTTGAGGGCTACATCTACCCCAAGTTTGTTGGCAAAATTGATTTGGCCGGTGAAGATCATACCCATCAAGACTACATAGAAGGGGAGGCTGATAGTAGCGCATCAAAGCATCTTGTTTATCTGCCCTTTGCCCATGATTTGCCGGACTCAGAAGTAGAAAAATATGATATAGCAACCCAAACGCTTGTGCCGCTTGAACCACAGGATATTACACCAAAAGCCGCCTATGAAGCTGAGTTGGACGGGCTAAAATCAAATATGATCGACCTAATAAACTCGACCAGCTATTCAGATGTTGATGATATTATTGATACTCAATTTTCTGATCATACGGCTGGGCAACGAAATGTTCTGAAGAAGTTAACTTATATTGCCCTGCATTATGGTAAAAGATCGGTGAGGTAGTGATGGCATCTGATGGACAATCAACGGATGCTTGCATTAAACTGATTAAGCAAGACATGGACCATGTGAAGAACGATTTAAAAGACATTAAATCGCTGCTTGTTACGAAAGTGGACAAGACCGTATGCTTTGAGCGAGAAAAGGTTGCCAGTGGACTTGCAGAAGGCTTGAAGCAACTACAACGATTTGTATGGGGCGTGCTTGCTTCCACCGTATTGCTGCTTGTATCAATAATTTTAACAAATGTATGGAGTAAATAAATGATAATCGAAAAAGTACAGGGCTTGATTATGTCCATCGTTTTGCTGTTATTTTTAACGGGATTATCTGTTTACATCGTCTTGATGTTGTATCCGTTTTACACATGGGAGACACCCTTCAAGGTCAATGGGGGCCGTGCGTATGGGGCCGGGGATTATGTTCATTTATCTACGCACAGGGATTCACGAATAACCACAGTAGTCGATGCGTTTCGGGAATTGGTCAGAGTCGATGAAGATGGAAAAGAATTTGAGGTTGAAAAAGTACGGTACACGGTAGGTTTTGATCGTGGAGAAAAGGACGTTGCTTTTTATTTTAAGTTGCCCGATTATTGTGAAATCATGGAAGATGGGATGTACCGTTACACAGGCACGGCAACTTATCGAGTATTCGGAATTGTTCAAAGAACTGTTCCGTTTCACACCGAATTATTTAAGGTGCAAGGATGTATGCCTGACGATGAAGCTAATGATAATCAAATCGGGCCGGCAAAGGTGGCTGAATGAGTCAACTTGTTAATGCACAAATGGCGTTTGCAGCAAGGCTTCCACGCCTTATAGACAAAGCGTTTTGGTTTAGCTACGGCGTGACGATGGGGGATTGATTCAGGGACGAGCGGTGCCAGTATGGTTCCCCTATAAGTCAGCACAGAAACCGGTTAGCTGTGGATTTAAACTTATTTATTGGGAATGATTATCTGGCCGAAGGATTTGGGATGGAAAGAGCGCATAATATGTTGCATGATTTTTGGGATTCCATTGGGGGATCGCCAAGGTTAATGCACGACTTAAATCATTACGGATGGCCGTTTGAATGGTAAGGAGATAAAATAGATGGATTGGCAGGGATTTAGACACTGGATAGTAAATATACTAATCGGAATTGACCAGCTTGGCAATGCGATCATCCTTGGCTATCCGGATGAGTCTATCAGTTCAAGAGCGGGCAAGTGGATTAGGAAAAACTCAACAGTTAAGGCAGGGGTTTGGTATTGGTTGTGCAGGGGTTTAAATTGGTTTGATAAGAATCACTGCATAGATGCTATTGAAGAAGATGAGGGCGAACATTTAACGAGAAGATGGAGGGCAAAATGA